TAGGATAAAAGAATTGCAATTCTTTAATGAATTGTCAACAGAATCACATTATTATAAAAAAGAATGTGATATACAATTGGAGTTTAAATTTTAATGCCAACATATACATTTTTGAATAAAGAAAGCGGCATAGAGTACGATGAAAACGTACCCATGGCAGAATACGATGAATATCTGAAGAAGAACCCTTTGCTAGAACGAGTATGGCATGGGAAAGCACCAGCAATGGTTGGTGATCATATTGATGGTGTAGGACCAAAGAATGATAATGCATTTAAGGATGTTATGAGTAACATTGCATCTAAGCATCCAGACTCCCCTATGGCTGATAAGTATGGTAGTGGTAAGAGTACTAAACGCCTTCAGGCAGAAAACATCTACAAGAAACATAAGGCGAGAAAGTAAATGGCATCTAAAAAACAAACAAAAGAAATCAACAGCTCAAACCTTGTTGATGTAAAACCTATCACTGATAATCAAAAAGTTATATTTGATACATGGAAAAAAGGAAAGAACCAATTTTTATTTGGTGCTGCTGGTACAGGCAAAACATTTGTTTCTTTATATCTTGCTCTACAAGAGGTGTTGGATTTAACTAACAAAGCGGATAAGGTAATTTTGGTTCGTTCATTAATTCCTACAAGGGAGATTGGTTTTCTGCCAGGAGATGAAGAAGACAAAGCTGCACTATATCAGGTGCCATATCAGAACATGGTTCGTTTCATGTTTCAGATGCCTTCAGATCAAGCATTTAATAACCTATATGATCGACTTAAAGCACAAGGTTCTCTATATTTCCTTTCAACGTCATTCCTACGAGGATTGACATTTGATAATAGTATCATTATTGTTGATGAGTGTCAGAACTTAAACTTTCATGAATTAGATACAATTATCACTAGGGTAGGACAGGACTCAAAAATTGTATTTTGTGGTGATTTTGGTCAGTCAGATTTACAGAGAACCAATGAGAAAAATGGCTTACATGATTTCTTGAGAATCCTAGAAGAAATGGAAGAGTTTAATTGTACAGAGTTCAACATTGGCGATATTGTCAGGTCTGGATTTGTGCGAAGTTATCTTATTAACAAAATCAAAATGGGTATTGGTGTTGAGTAAGATTTACATAAAACCTACTCAAGAAGGTTGGCCAGAATTTACTCAGAAGTCTCCTGTTAAGGTTAAAGATTTACAGGGAACCAATATTGAGAAATTTAATGAAATGTTGGAAAAAGATATTCGTGATGCTGGAGACAGACTACAACATAAGACTGCTGCCAAGTGTCATATGACACGTTGGGACATGGATAAAAATTACGATTCATTTAAGAAATTAGGTGAGCTAGTAATTAGTCTTGCAAAAACAGTTCCTCTTGCAAATGCAACAAACGAGTCTGGTGATCCTAGACAATATGATTATAATGTTGCAGATACTTGGGGATTAATTTATGATAAAGGTCAAACAACTAAACCACATCAACACTGGCCTCATGTGTGGAGTTTCACCTATTGCGTTAAAGGTTGTAAAGATTGCGCTCCTTTGGTTTTTCCAGATGCATCTGGAAGTGGATTTACACAGGTAAAACCAAAGACTAGTCAACTTATCTTATGGCCCGCATGGTTATACCATTCAGTTCCAGAACATAAATGTGACCATGAAAGAATTATGGCCGTTGGTAATTTAATTGTGGATTGGGAGAAGAGTCTTCGGCCTGTAACTGAACACAAACTTACTCCATCCCCTAAAGGAGAATAAAATGAATATTGAAAAATTGAGAGAGCAACTAGAAATAGATGAGGGCGTTAAATATGAAATATACAATGATCATCTTGGTTATGCTACCTTTGGCGTTGGCCACTTGGTACTTGAGTCAGACCCAGAACACGGTTCTGAACTCGGCACTCCCATCAGTGAGTCCAGAGTCATTGAGGCCTTCGAACAGGATTGCGAAAACGTCTTGCGAGACTGCCACATCCTTTACGAAGACTTTGATGATCTGCCAGAAGAAGCTCAACAAGTGATTGCTAATATGATGTTTAACATGGGCCGTCCTCGTTTGAGTAAGTTCAAAGGAATGAAACGTGGTATTGATTCAAATCAATGGAATGATGCCGCAGATGAAATGGTTGATTCTAATTGGTATCGTCAAGTAACAAATAGAGCAGATAGACTAGTAGAAAGAATTAGAGCACTAGCATAATGGAATCTCAAATGTTCAAACATGCCCCTGTTTCTCTACCAGAGATTAAGGCAAAGACTACAGACGGTGTTCGTCTATATGAAACACCAGAAGGTAACAAGTATCCATCCATCACCACTGTTCTATCAGTCCGTAATAAGAAAGGACTGTTTGAGTGGCGTAAGCGTGTCGGTGAACAAGTTGCAAACCATATCGCAAGAACTGCCGCTGCAAGAGGTACGAAGGTGCATCATATGTGCGAAGATTACCTCAACAATATGCACATTGATTGGCCTCATAAATGGAAGGAACATGAAAAACACTTCCTTCCTATGTGTCTATTCAATCAGTTAAAAGAAAAGGTTCTGTGTAATATAAATAACATATATGCTCAAGAGTGTGGTCTGTACAGTGACAAATACATGGTTGCTGGTAGAGCTGACTGCATTGCGAATTACAAAGGTAAGTTGTCGATTATCGACTTCAAGACCTCAACTAAAGAGCGTACAGATGCTTTTAATGAGAACTATTATATACAGGGTTCTGCCTATGCTGAGATGTTTGGTGAAAGAACAGGTATAATTATTGAACAGGTTGTTATTCTTGTTGTTACTGAAGATGGAACCGTGCAAGAGTTTATAAAAAACAAATATGATTATCTTGAACCTCTCGTTGAAACCATTGCAGAATGGAGAAGGAAAAATGAAGTATCTATTGACAGCGCTGATATGCCTGTTTCTGCTGGTATGCGTTCCTAACGCTACAGCAGAGAATGGTAGAACTTGGCCTGTACAGGAGCAAGTGCGAACTTGGTCAGCTGGTGACTTAATTGCGGTAGGAGTTATTTGTAAAGATGAAGACACAATTTTAGAAATTGTTAATGCAGATGTATTAGATGAACAACTTGTTTTGATGGTAATGAACAACCTGATTGTGACGAATATGTGTATAAGTTTTCCAAGGCCTATGATGTTTTTAGTACAAAAAGCATTAGTCCAATATACAGATCATAAGGGAATAAAAAGTCTCGTTTTGGCAGTTGGCAATGGAGATAATGATTTTCTAGGTTGGGCCCTTGCAAACGGCCGATTTGTTGAAAAAACCCGTGGTATGGGAATTTAATTTAAAAATTATCATTTAGGGTATTGACAAATACCCCCCAGCATGGTATAAATAAGATACAGTTTGATGATACGAATTGAATGCTGAACTGGACTTGGGGGCAGTACCCAACGCCTCCACCATAAGTCCATTTGGACTAGAGTGGATTTATGATGGGGGCGAAACAGGATCGACAGGCAGAGATAGATGAGAGTAGAACTGTGGATTGACCACCTTATAGGTCACTAAAGTAAACGCAAACGATAACTTTGCACCTATGGCACTTGCTGCTTAGCAGTAAATGTTAATGGAGTTTCGGTAGGTTCCTTAGCAACAGAATAACCTACCACTTTAAAGGATGAAATACTTTTATCCTATTTGTCATGATAAGGAGATATTTTTTATGACTACTACTACCCAGACCGCAAAGGTCGCAACCGCACTAGTTAATGGTGCATCACTAACCGCTAAACAGATTTCGTCACGTTATGGTGTTAAAAATGTTCGTGCAGTTATTAGCCAGCTTCGTTCAGAAGGTCTTTCGATCTATTTGAACAAGCGTGTATCGTCTTTTGACGGTGAGACATATATGAAGTATATGCTCGGTACACCAACAAAGGCAGTTGTAGCTGCTGGTTACAAGGCACTACGCACAGCGTAATGTCTAGGAATTGCTGTATATCGACTTCGGACGCAGCAGGGGTCATCACCTAATAGATGCGTGGGGGGTCATGGTTAACCCCCCAACTTTTAATTATTATGAAAGAATATATAAATGCCTTTGAATACATCTAAAACATTTTCCCTCAAAATAGAAGAGATTGCTCTTGAGAAAGAAATAACTCACATGGATGCCGTATTGTGG